ACTCTAACTGATAAAGGTTTATAAATTCTTTTACCTGTTTCATCTACTTCATATTTAGCTAAAGTTTTATTAAAATTAAATGGTCCTTTAACTATACCTGTTCCAAATAATGTAGATTCAAATAGTGCATTTCGTAATTCACTTGATCCATTTGATTCTTCTACCTGATCATGTATTAACTTTTGCATCTGTCTAGCTGCTTCTTTAGCAGGAGACATTTCTAATACTTGAGGATTGGGAGATGGTCCATCTACAAAGTTAATAGAAGAATTTTTAACTTCTTCTTCAAACATTCCTTCACCCGAAAAAGTAGCTCCGGGTTTTAAGACCTTACCATCTCCTTCATATCCTACATCAAAAGGATTAACCTTTTCTTCTTGAACTGGTTGATCTGGTAAACTTGTTTCAATATCAGGAACAGGGTTTATATGGGTGTATGTAGAAACTCCTTCTGGTATTTGTGTTTCTCTTACACCTATAGGAAACTTACCTGTTCCAAATATCACATCCACTAACTGTCCAAATGCTGCAAGGACTTTAGTTTTAGTTACCTTTATAAATACTCTTGATTTTTCTGATTCTCTAAACTTTACATTTTTTGGATATAAACCTCTAAAGTTATGATAGGCTTGCATCCAACGTCTTTCATCAGATTCTCTAGCAGTTTCGGCTCCAGCATACCGATCCTCTATAAGTCCAACTAAATTGGATTTAAGAGAATCAGTAAGCTCCATAGCCATACCGCTTTCATCTTCTACTTCTGAAAAATAAAGACTATCAGCGTTTTCAAGTAACGTATTTTTATTATCCATTTAGGTTCCTTTACAAAGGCTTGGCAACACGAGCTTGAAAATAAGTTGGAGAGCTTGTTTGTTTTTTTGCACTTAAAGTAAGAGTAAAACCTTTTCCTAAATCTTTGTCATAAGATATACCAACCCCACGTTTAAAATTTCCTTTTGAATTAATAGAACCTTCACCTTCTATCTTAAAAGAATTTCCTAAATCTCTTTTTGCCTTTACATTAAGATTTTGATAATCTTGATTTCCTTTTAAGCTAGTTTCTATATCAGATACACCTTTATATCTAGTAACAAGTGCTCCTCCATTATACTTACGTCTGCTCATTATTTACTTCCTTTTATTGATCAGGAGTAGCACCTAAATGTAAGAACTGTACAAGATAAGTCACAGTTGTTGCTGCTGTACCTAAATCAGACGCTAGAGCCTTCAAACGAGCATGAAGTGTTCTAGCAGCAGATGTATAAAGTGTACCAGCAATTACAATTGCCTCTGAAGTAGCAGGGCCACCAACAACACCAGCAGTTGTAGATGTACTTACAAACTGGTTTGCTGCATGACCATGAGAATTCTGAATAATATAAAGCGGTGCGTTAGCAGTCCAAGTTACTGCGGAGCCGCCATCATCAAGAATAGCTTTTTCATCAATAATTTGACCTCCACCAGCGGAAGTACCAAGATCAAAGTCAAGATCATCTCCGCTGCTACCGCCTGTAACAATATTACCTGCTGGTATAGCAATAAGATTGCGAATGATTGTGTCTGCTGGTTGAGTAAAAGAAACATCTACGTTTGTACTGTGTGTAACTGCAATAGTTCCTGTAGTTACAGAAGTCCAAGAATGTACAAGATTATCTGCTATCTCTCGTACATCTGCTGTTTTAGCAGAGTTCCTACCTGTATCCCTAACATTATATACTGGATTTGCCATTTTACTTTCCTCGATTGTGTTATTAAATTATTTTACTAATAGCCAAATGTGCCATCAGCCGGGGTGTAAGCCTGTTCCAAATGCAGATCTCTTATACGTGCTAGTGGATCTTGTATTCTTGGTCTAGACATTATCAGATACCTTAAAGCATCATACGCATGATCTGATGCCTTGGTATCTACATCTTCAGGGTTATTTTTATCTAACGGAATACTTTGAAGTTCTCTTATAAGATTAGGGCAGGTATTGAATATTTGTAATCTTGGTCTACCACTAGGTTGAGTCTTTAAGTATTCGTGTATTTGTATTTTACCCTGAATTCTGTTTTTATCTGCCCTACGAAGTTTATGACCTGCACGAATCAACGTTTCTCCAACAGTAGGGCCAGTTGTTCCTGTTCTACTCCAACAAGCTGTATCTAAAACTCCTGCTACAGAAAAAGGATCTTCTAATTCCATCTCTGTTAGCATTTGACCTAACTCTAAACCTGTCAGGTTTTTACGATATAACTCCCTATAAATTATTAGAGTCCCATCGTTTTTGTCCATTGCTCCCCATACACAAGCACTTTCAGAAGCATAACCGTAGTCTATTCCTTTAACACGCTCCCAATGTATAGGTATCTCAAAAGGTGGTATAACGTGTTCTTCAAAAGAAAACTCTGTAAAGGCTGCTCCTTCTGCTACATCCCAGTTACCTTCTAATAACTGTTTACGCTGAGTAGGTGGCAAAGCATTTAACATCTGCTCATATCTGCCATCTTCAGCTAGATATGGATTATCTTGTAATCTTGCAGGTATAAACTTTCTACTTAGACCATCACTTCCTATAAATGATTCATTATAAGGAGATGGATTTATATATCTGTTTTTTACCCAGTTAGCACCAACACCTCCGGGATTAGCTGTACAACGCATATAAGGATTTATTTCTGAGTCAGTGGTTCTTAAACGTGATGCTAAGTAGTTCCAACTAAACTCTGTAGGTAAATGAGTAATTTCATCAAACCCTATCCAACTATATGCTTGTCCTTGATAACGATAAACATCTGCATCTCTTTCAAGGAATCCAAACTCTATCTTTGCACCGCTAGGAAAGTTCCAAAGCTTTTCTACTTCTCTATATTTACAGCCGGGAAATGCTTTTGGATATAACTCCCTAGATTTATCTATTAGTTCTCTTAGCTCTGGCATAGACCTTCTAAGTATTAAAGCTCTATGTGCTGCTCTATGAGCATATCTAAGTGGATCAACAAGCATTGCATAGCTTTTACCACCACCTGCTGAACCACCATAAAGAACATCTATTTCACCTGCTGCAAGAAATTCTTCTTGTGGTCCTTCATTAGCTTTAAAGATTACTTTTTCTTTTGCTTCTTCTTGTAAAGATTTAGGTAAAATCTCTAATTGTTCTTCTGTAGTAATCTTTGAACTATTGTTATCTTCTAATTTATCTAAAGTTTGTTTAGTATTAGATATAGATTTTTTATATTTCTCTACTTTAGCTTGTGCAGTTTTTAATCTTTTTTCTTTATCTTTTATAGATCTTTTACTAGCCATTCTAGCTTTAGTAGCAGAATGATAATTATATCCTTTACCTTTAGATCCTTTAGCTCTACCAGCTTTCTTTCTTGGAGTACCATCAGCTTTAAGTATAAAGTCTCCATTAGAATCTTTCTGATATCTGTCAGGGTTAGTATCCCAATCATTCATATCTTTGAGCTATTCTTTTTAATCCCATATGAGACAGTGGCCTACCAGTTTCATACTCTATCCAAGCACTACCTTCTCTAAGAGATAAAGTTTTATTTTTAATCATAGGTAGTATTTTATTAAGTGCTTCTTTTTCTTCTGGTACTTCTAATAGATATGTAGGGTTATTAATATCTAGTTTATAACCAAAAGGAATAACACTACTCTTCTTCTTCATACTCTATTACTGTTTCTTTTTTAGCTGGTAGTATAAATAGTCCTGTAGGTGCTTCTATCTTTAAGTCTATTCTATCTGTTTTAGCTATACCTACTCTATCTAATATTGTTTGAGCTGCTTGCATACGAATATTAGCTTGAGGTATAGGTTGTGTACTGTTCATTATATCGGTTATTTTTAATGCTGCTTTAGGTGCAGACTGAGCTAATATACTTTCAGTCCTATCAAGTATTTCAGTCTTTAAAGATTTAACTACTTGAAAGTGACTGTTAGGAGCATATCCAGCTAACTCTGCTGCTTTCTTTGCATCACCTTCACAGTCTATTAAGTTATCAAGAAATATTTCTTGTTTGGTTGTAAGTTGTTTATTCATACAAACATTATACACCTTGTTTACAGTTTTGTCAAGAAATACTTGACAGATCTTTAATTTAAGTGTACAATAGAGAAGGGGCCATGGGGATTATATAGTATATTTAACTATAAAGCTATATAGCCCTTTTTAGCCCTATATACTAATAGTGGCGGCACAATCTAGTTTACAACTACTTCCTCCTCAAAATGTATGACTATTAGTATATATGGGGGGAGGGGGGTATGGCATCCTGCCTACTAGTCTTCCCCAGTCTAAGTAGGTGGCTTTCTATATAGTCTTTTTAGCTTTATAGTCTATGGCATCTAATAGGCGTTACCCTTTCTAGTTTACAGAGTCTATTAAGCCTATGAAGTCTATTAAGTATTAATCACTCTATAGACTTCACAATCTAATCAATTACCTATCCTATAAATCAAAACTACCCTTATAGGCTAGATAGCTAATGAAATTTATTTTCCTCAAATGTTTGACAATTGAATTCCCTATCGATTACGATTCTGTTTCCTATGAATTTCTCATAGGTTAACTAACTTAAAAAGGTAATTAATTATGACTAACTTAATCGATATACAAAAAGCTTTTAACGTCGACCCTTCAACTCTGCCTCATAGGTTGCCCGAAACTGAAAAGGACCCTATGAAAGTAATGGCGTTTTGGTCTAATAGGAATATTAACTTAAGTCCAAATGCTACTGCGTCATTCTCTGTAGTTCGGAATGCTACAGCGCCTTTAGTAGATGCATTGATGGATTCAAAAGTATTTGACTTTGTTTGTAGACAGCAAGCTGTAGAAGCTGTTCATGCTTATTTAAAGAATGAGCGTAATCAAAAGGGTCAATACCCTATGACTAATAGGGAATGCCAAATGCTAAGAAATAATGAGTTTCTTAATAACTTTGATATCTCTAAAGACTTAGGGCATTCTAAATTTAAGAATGAGAGTGATGTATCGCATTTGATCAATCAAATAGATAAAACTTATGTTGCTACCGATAGACAAAAGAAGGGTCTAGAAACTAGCACAATAATCAAGACTGTAAATGCTGCAAGGGCTAATACTTCTTGTAAGAAGACTCAGAATGCTCTTAAAACTTTGGGTCTTTTAGCCTCATAATCTCTTAACCTTTCAAACCTTTTAGGGGCTATTCATTTAGCCCCTTTTTTTGTCTTGAATTCCCCCACCTAAAATAATCGATTTTAAGCTCTCAAACTGTCTAACCTATGCCATGGTATTACTTTTCCCTATAGTGGCCCTTAAATCGCAATTTATGAGCTTCTACGGGCATTTTTGCCCATTGTCTGATATGCTTGTTTTGGACATTGTTTGAGATAGGATAGCTTACTATAGAGACTAGATTACTATATAGGATAGGTGACTATAAAGACTAGATCACTTTATAATATGGATCTCTATATAGACTGGTGACATTAAAATTTAAGTTATTGGCTATAGACTGGATAAAATATATAACATGGGTTTGTTTATAGACTGGCGATATTAAAATTTAAGTTATAGGCAAGCCAGGATATAGACTGGGTTAATTCTATTCCAGGAAAACTTTAATAAAATCAATGACTTATATATGTATATTATATACTGAGTTATGAGTAAGTGGCTAAGTATATAGAGTTGGTGGCATTAAACAACATGGGTTTGATAGATATAAGTTGTTGGCTTATAAGTTACCCAGTTGGGGCAGTTCGTTGATAAGTTCTTGATTTTGTTGGGAAAACAAAAAAAAGTAAAAAAGTTCTTGACAACGGTTGATCTCAGCTCATAAGCTTGTCAAGTCGATTTTGACACATACAACATGACTATATAGGAGATGTATTATGATTGATGTTTACTTAAAAGACTCGTTTGCTTTTAAGTTTACTAGGGAGAATATCAATACTAGGATATTCATAACTGATAAGCTTGAGAGAGGTTTATTAATTCAGATTGGTTGGCTATGTGTGGAGGTAACTAGAGATGAATGGTAAGAAGACTAAGCGTATTCGTAAGCAAGTTAGACATATACTTGTTGACTGGTTACATAGTTTATTAAATGAGGAAGAGGCATTAAAGATTAACTCTGATAATGTTATGGATCATCTTCCTAAACAGACTCATTACATGAATAAGAAGACTATTCATCTTAATTCTTTTCATCCTAAATGGGTAGCTAATAAGATTAAGAATCTTGTTAAAGATGGTAGAGCTATTGAAACTATAAAACTCAATGATATTAAATAGGAAACATATTATGTATAATATTCACGGTAAAGCTTGTCAGGATTTCGCTCAAGAAAACGCAGATAATATGGCACTAGTTATTATGATGGTGTCCCTTTCAATACAACAGTCTTGGTTAAAGATTGGTATACAGGTACAAGATGTTATCTTAAATGGTGCATCTAGTAGATTCTTAACATGGAAGATGAAGCAAGATACCTATCAGTATGTTCAAGCTAATAAACACGATCTCTATCACGATATGATGAATATCATTGAGATGGAAGCTCCTTGTAATAACAGTCGCCAGTATAAAGCACTCTGCTTAATGGAGACATTCTTAAAGATTCCCGGCCTTAATATATCTAAGGCTGGTTTTGTATGTCAGTTAGTTGCAGGTTTAGTTGGTTGCATGGATTCATGGAATCTTAAATACTACGATATTAATCCTAATGTGACTCAGTTTAATAAGAAAGTTAAAACTAAAAGGGGTGAGGTTAATAATATTAAAAAACTCACTAAGTATATTTCTATCTGTCACGATATAGGTACTGACAGACTATGGGATACTTGGTGTAATATGATTGCTGCTAACTATAAAGAGTGGCGATCAGGTAATGAAGTAAGTAAAGCTCACATTAATTATTTAAGAGGAGAATAATTATGGGATTCTTTAGTTGGAATACAATAGATACTGATGAAAGTATACCCAGTAGGTATTCTGAAAGAGGAACCTTTACAGTCTACATGGTTGATGATAACAATCATGTATGGCAAGAAGATAACTATGAAGGTTATGGTATCTTTGGTGGTAAAGATTTCTATGAGTTACTTGCTGAAATGAATGGTTTATCTAATAGGGATGAAGGTATTAAATTATTTTTTGATCCTAGAGAGTTATTTGTTAAAAGAAAAAGTGTAATTCATCCTAATCTATGTAGATATAAACCTTTAGAGTGGGTAAATAAACACATTAAAGATTGTGACTATCAAGGTTATTTCTATGAATAGGGTTATATCTTGGTTTAGTTGTGGTGCTGCTAGTGCATTTGCTACCTATTTAGCTAACGATAAATATACAGATTCTTATTTTGAGTCTGTATATTGTCGGGTTAAAGAAGAGCATAAAGATAATCTTAGATTCTTAGAAGAGTATTCTAATAAACTAAATATACCTATTAAGATTATTGGTGATGATAGTTATAACTATTCTATATTCTCTGTCTTTGAAAAGAGAAAGTTTATTAAGGGTCAAACAGGTGCTCCTTGTACTATGGTACTAAAGAAGAATGTTAGAAAGAAATATGAAAGACCAACTGATATACAAGTCTTTGGCTATACAGTTGAAGAGTCCAGTAGGATAGATAGATTCATCGACTCTAACAATGATGTTAATGCAGACTTTATATTAGCTGAACAGGGTTATACAAAGAAAGATTGTTTAGAGTTTGTAGCTGATATGAATATTGAGATACCTATCATGTATAGACTGGGCTACAATAACAATAACTGTGTTGGTTGTGTCAAAGGTGGTATGGGTTATTGGAATAAAATTAGAGTTGATTTCCCTGCTGAATTTGATAGAATGGCAAAGTTAGAAAGAAAGATAGGACACGCTATCAATAAAGATAAAGATGGTGCAGTATATCTTGATAGCTTAGAACCTAATAGAGGTAATTTTAAAACTGACGTTCCACTTGATTGTGGGTTTACTTGTGAATTTAAAACTGTAGGAGAATTAAGATGAGTAGAAATATACATCGAATAAAAGAAATAAGTGTGGATATTAGTAAAGATTATGCTGATATTAATATAGTTAGAGATGCGGTATCTTATAGCTCAGCTACTACAGCTATGGATATTGAAGATCAGTTCCCTGATTTAGATTGGTTTACTATTAGAGATATTATAGAAGCTGCTGATGATATCCGTCTAATTGAAGAAGAAGTTGATACACTTTTTTATCATGATGATGGCTGTAATATTAAAGTTACTAAAGACGATGAGACTTTATTTACTCATGGTGTTAATTTTAAAACTAAATTGGAGGTAGTAAAATGAGTCACCCTATTCCTACTGAAGAGTATATGACTTACGCAGATGCCAAGCTTATAATAGATCAGTGTTTAGATCTTGTATGTGCTAGTGATGAAACTAAGTTTAATCCTAATGGTTGTATATGGGATCGTTCAGAGATTGATAAAGCTTGGCGTATGGTACTAGGTGAAGGAGATTACTAATGAATGTACTAAGTTGCTTTGACGGTATGAGTTGTGGTCAATTAGCTTTAGAACGTGCAGGTATTCCAGTACATAAGTATTGGTCAAGTGAGATAGATCAACATGCTATGAAAGTTACTAAAAAGAATTTTCCTGATACAATTCAGATGGGAAATATTTGTAATATTATGGAGTTCAATTCCCCTATAGATTTAATTATGGGTGGTTCACCTTGTCAGGGTTTTAGTTTTGCAGGTAAGAATTTAAATTTTGATGATCCTCGTAGTAAATTATTCTTTGAGTTTGTTAGACTTAAAGATCAAGTAAAACCGCAATGGTTTTTATTAGAAAATGTTCGTATGAAAAAAGAATCTCAAGATATTATATCTGATTATTTAGGTGTTGAACCTATAGAGATTAATAGTTCTTTAGTATCTGCACAAAATCGTAGACGTTTATATTGGACAAATATACCTATTTATGATTTACCTGAAGATAAAGATATAAAGCTTTTAGATATATTAGAGTCCGATGTTCCGGGTATTTATAATGTAGGCATTGAAGTATCTAAATTATATAATGGCGGTAATCAATTGAATGGTACTTATAAATCTCAATCTAATACTATTCATAATTTATTAGGTAAGTTTGGTACATTATGTGCTGGAAGTCATGGATGGTCTTTTGGTTGTATACCTGTTCCTGACGGTAAAGATTATGACTCTCCAGTATTTCATACTACAACTAATAAGTGGCGTAAACTAACTCCTTTAGAATGTGAAAGATTACAAACAGTGCCTGATAAGTATACTGACGTTGCTGGAGTTAGTAACACTCAGCGTTATAAAATGTTAGGTAATGGTTGGACTATAGATATCATATCTCATATTTTAAAAGGTATAAAAACATCTGATATATTAATGAATTATGGAGCATAACTATGGATAGCTGCTGTAATAAAGAGAATGGTTTTTATATGGAGGATCATTTTGATCTTGTAGATTATGGTGATCAAAAGGTACGGATGGAATATAAAACTTTTCATTGTAATGTTTGCGGTAGAGAATTAGAATTAGAGGAGCTAATGGATGAATCATAATGAAGCTATGAAGTTATTAAAGTATTCTGATGATAAATATTATGAATTATTAAATTCTTTAGAACCTTCTTATCATATGTTCTCAGAAAGAGAGGATGAAGACTTTATTATATCTTATATTTATATGGATGGAGATGGAGGTGCTATGTGTTTAAGAGGTTACTCAGAAATGTTTAATGAACATGGACTGACCATGCACCTTATTGAATGTGAATACTGTGAATTATATACTGGAATGATGCTAGAAATTTCTAAAGAAATAGAGGAGAGATATCGTGAAAATATATAGATCATCACCTTTAACAGGTAGAGTAAATGTAATGGATATAGATATTAGTGCTAGTCAGTATAGAGATTGGGAACAAGGTACACTTATTCAAATAGCTATGCCTAATATATCTGCTGACGAAAGAGAGTTTATAATCAGTGGATCTACTAAACAAGATTGGGAAACTATGAGTTCCTTTTGTATGGAGGATCGTTATGCCTAAGTATAAAGTAAAAATAAGTTTAGATACTTATGAGGATTATGAGATAGAAGCCCCTAATGAATCTGTAGCAGAGCATGAAGCATGGAATAAATTCTCTAAAAAATATAGTTACCCCAGTAGTACATACTTTATTAATATGACTAGTGAGCTTATAGATCCTGAAGATGATCCACTTCAATACATAGGACATCACTAATGAAAAGAGTTAGGACTAGAAATATCTTTGCTCGTTTAGTGCGATCACCTTTTTATCGTCAAAGAGTTGTAAAGAATAAAAAGAAATATGATCGTAAGAAATTTAATAAATCAGATACTATGTATAGAGATGGAGATAATACCTGATGGGTAAATATAAGAAACATACTTATAGGTTTGTTGGTACTCATCCTGTGTTACAATACGGAGAATACTATACAACTAAACAGTATGCTGAGGCTATAGGTATGTCTGTAGAAACTATTAGAAATAGATTTAGAAGGCATACAGAAATTACTAATGTAACATTACATCCTGCTAGTACAGTTACAGGTAATAGATGTGAAACTAAAACGGAGGTGTTCAGTCAAAAATGGCTACGAAAGAAACTATTAGTTTAGTAAGTTTAGCTATAGAGCTAATACAAAAAGGTGAAGAGGATAAAGCTCTTCAAGTATTTCAACACGCTTATAATGTAACGGAGGAAAGTATTAATGAAAAAGAAAAACCTATCAAGGTATGCTCTCTCTCAGATACCAAACACTGAAGAGGGTCAACTGTTAGTAGCTCTAATAAGAAAGTATCTTAATAAAGATAGATATAATATTAGAGTACGTGGTCAAGGTTTAGTTAAAGGTGAAGACTGGAGACTACATACTAGAGGAGCACCTTTAGATAAATCAACTCATCTTAGAGTGTATATAGATGATAAACTATATAAGCATAAAAGCTCTACATCTTGTGGTATAAGTGCTTGGAGAGATGCTATATGAATAAATGTAGTTGTGGTAAAAGAGCTGATGTAATAGATAAAGATGTTTTCTATTGTGCTAGGTGTTGGATTAAGTATAGATGGATTTGGTTTAAAGATAGCTATAAAACTAATAAAGATTATAGCACAAAACTTAACGCAGTAAAACCCTAACGGAGAAGTAGTATGTCAAATGTAACAACGATGTTTAATAATGGTTCTTATATCAATGCACTTAGAGCTAATGGATATGGAGATGCAGGTTTTGATATTAATACAACACCTCTTTATTATAATGTAGAGTCTGATAATGGTATAACTACTAATGGTTGGAACTCTAGTAAGTATGCTACCTATCGTACTGATACAGGTGAAGAGCTAGGTGTTCATGGTGAAAGCTATAGAGCAGTACGTCCTTCAAAGATGATAGATACTTGCCGCAATATCTTAGAGCGTTCAGACTTTAATCTGAAAGGAATCATAGAGGATATAAGAACAAGTCATAATGGATCTAGGACTTTTGTTAAGTATACTATACCTGAGTTGACGTATACAACTGGGGATGGTGATGATGCATCTCTTAGTTTGTTAGCAATTACTAGCTTTGATAGCACCTGGCCCTTTATGATATCCGCTGCTGCAATACAATCGGCTTGTTTAAACTTACAAGTTTTTACTAGCGGTGATGTTGCTCTCTATAAATCTAGACATACTATTGGTTTAGATATGGAAGCAGGTTCAAAGATATTAACTGATGCCCTTAATATATTTCATAATGAAAGGGATCTTTGGTTAGAGTGGCAAGATAGATCATGTACTGACAATCAAGCATTTACTCATTTTGCTATGGCTTTAAAATCTAATACAGCTATGGATTCTTTTCAGACTTCTAGCACTATCACAGAAGCATTAGAGAATATGCCAAGAAAGAATAACTCTCTTGAATATCTTTATAAAGCTTGGAAAGAATATAGTAAAAAACTTGGTAAGAATTACTGGGCTTTATATAACTCATTTACTGATTGGTCTACTCATGCTCCAGTTAGTAATAGGAGTTCTTCTAACGTAGCTGCTATACAATCTAGCAGACAAAATATTATTCGTGATTATATATCTGATCCTTCTAAATCGAGTTTCAGAAGGGCTGCGTAATGACGATTATTATATTTGATATGCATTTATCACTCAACCTAAGAAACGGATTCGGCTTCGATATTGAGGCCGCTTCCGCTAGGCCAATATGGATAACAGATAACTTAGGAGACTCAAGATTTGCAGTGCTTGATGGCTTAGTTATTTGTTTACCATTTTGTATAATAACTTATGGTTCAGTATATGAGGAGTGATAATGAGGAAGTTAATCGGAGAACTAGATTCTTTACCAGTTACAGAAATTATGGGGGTAGTTTTAATGATATTGTTTGGTCTTAGTTTTATAGCTTCAATAGGGGGATTAGTGTGAGTGCATTTGGAGAATGGATGTGTAGTGATACACCATCTCAAGAATCAAACCTTATAGCTAAAGCAGTTCATCAAGTTACTAAGGAAGGTAAAGCTTTAAGTGAGGTTTGTTTAAAGTTTGATGTATGTGAAAAAGAAGTTGTTAGATTCATTATAGAAAAGACAGAATATGAAACTACTAATACAGTCACAGAACAATTAAGTGGTCAACGTAGTTTCGATTTAATGCCTTGAAAAATAAACTTAAAACTATATGGAGACTTTGGGCTTTGTCTCTAGGGGAACGTGCATCCGATGATAACTGGGAGTCAGATATAGTTGCTATTATCAGGACTATATTTGCTATCATTAATCTAGGAACGTGTATCCTTATAGGTTCCAATATATTATACGGTTGGAATTTAATTTAGAGTCCGTGGCAAGAGGGGTTTTACTGCCTTGAAAAATGTGGTAAGATCCCTTTTCATTTTCAAAACGACAACGAGGAAAGAGCCGATGGCACTAGTAGATGGAGTAGCATATTGGGCAAGCATAACTACGCCTAATGTAAAGTTTAAGCCTGTGTATACAGTAAACTTAGTAGTAGACCAAGAGACTGCTAAAGACTTTAAGATGCGAGGATTTAAAGTTAAGCAGATGGATGAAGGACCAGCATTAGTTATCAAGCGGAATGTTACTACCGCTAACGGTAAAGAAAATCCAGCCCCTAAGTTGGTTGATGAAGACCGTAACCCAGTAGACATAACAGTGGGTAATGGATCTAAAGTTAGAGTACAGTATAGGGAGTGGGAGACTTCTAATGGTTATGGAGATTTTAAAGGATTAGATCTTCAAGCTGTTCAGATATTAGATCTAGTAGAACATGGAATACCTGATGGTAATGAGTTTGTTACAGAAGAAACCGGGTTAGAGGATGAACTGTAATGACCAGAAGGTATACTAAAAATGATGTGGCTTATGATGTAGATAAATTATCTCCTGAAGGTATTAGTCACTTTGAAGTTTTAGTAGCCGCTAAAAGAAAAGTTGAGGAAGCCTCGTTAGACTTAGCTCTAGCGAGGGCTTCTGTTATTACTTTAGTCAGTGGCTTAGATAAATATTTAACAGAGGAGGCGGCTTTAGATCCTGATAGTGTCGGGAATATATGACCTTTGTAAAGTACCATGTTAAGTGTTTTCAATGTGGAGGCAGTGACCCAGTGTCTATCAATAAAGATGGCTCTGGGTTTTGCTTTTCATGTAACCATCATTATCGTAATTATTATGCGGAAAACAATATGGAAAATATAGATACTAATGTATCTTTAACTTCAGGATCTTTTAAGTATAACAGTCTAGATGATAGAGGTATATCAGCAGAGACTGCTAAGAAGTATGGAGTTAAAGTTACCTTTAATACTGATGGGACTATAGCTAAACACGCATATCCCTATTATATAAATAATGAAGTTGTTACTCATAAGGTTAGAACTACATCTGATAAAGGATTTGCTTGGACTAAACCCACTAAAGGTATTGGTTTATTTGGAGAGAATTTATTTTCTGAAGGTGGTAAATACGTTACTATCTTTGAGGGTGAGTGTGATGCTATGGCTGGATATGAAATGATGGGCAGTAAGTGGCCCTCTCTTTCTATCAGGTCAGGAGCAGGTGGAGCAGTTCGTGACATTAAAGATAGTTTAGAGTATTTAGAATCTTTTGATAATATTCTTCTTTGTTTTGATAATGATAAGGAAGGTAAAAAGAATGCTATTAAAGCTGCTAAGATATTAACACCCGGAAAAGTAAAGATAGTTAAGTTACCTACTGGTATTAAAGATGCCAATGATTTATTAAAGAATAATAAACACGGTTCCTTTATGGAGTGCTGGTGGGCAGCTAAGTTATATACTCCTTCAGGTGTTGCTAATCTAGCAGACATGATGTTTGATTATACACATCGTCCTCAGAAATTATCTGTGCCTTATCCTTGGCAGGGTTTAAATGAAAAGTTAGATGGACTTAGATTAGGTGAGCTTGTAACACTTACAGGAGGAACTGGTCTAGGTAAAAGCTCTGTTACTAGAGAACTTGAACATTGGTTAGTAAAGAACACTGAAGATAATATTGGTATCATGGCTCTAGAAGAAGATAAGTTTAGAACTATAGATGGTTTATTATCTATTGAAGCTAATCAAAAATTACATATTCAAAGTGTTAGAGATAATTATACTTCTGAAGAGTTAGATAAATTATCTTATCAAGTCTGTGGCAATAACAGAGATAGGGTATGGATTCATTCTCATTTTGGTGTAACAGATATTGATAGTATATTTAGTAAACTTAGATATATGATTATTGGTTGTGACTGTAAATGGGTATTTGTTGATCACCTTCATATGTTAGTTAGTGCCTCTATGGAGGGTGATGAAAGACGTACCATTGATTCTATTATGACTAGGCTTCGTAGTATGTGTGAAGAAACAGGTGCTGGTATGGTATTAGTCTCTCATTTAAGGAGAGTCAACGGCAATATAGGACATGAGAATGGTATGGAAACCGGGCTATCTCACCTTAGAGGATCTCAAAGTATAGCTCAATTAAGTGACTGTGTTATATCACTTGAAAGAAATCAACAGGCTGAAGATCCTGTAGAAGCTTCAACTACTAAGATCAGGGTATTAAAGTCTAGATATACTGGAGATACAGGATTAGCTACACATTTATTTTATAATAATGTTAATGGTAGATTAACTGAAATAGATGTGGAGGATCTAACTGCTGGTGAAGAGTTATGAACCTTGTCTTCGATATAGAGGCAAACGGATTAGATCCTGATAAGTTATTCTGTTTAGTAGCCTACAATGTAGATACTCAAGAAACTTATAAGTTTGGGTTATCCTCCCTAGATAGAGGATTAAAGTTATTGGCTAATGCAGATAAACTTATAGGACATAACATTCTTGGATATGATATACCAGCTATTAAGAAGGTAGCAGGTATTGATCTCTATGATAAAAAGATAGTTGATACTTTAGTTCTTAGCCGTTTATTTAAACCTACTAGAGAAGGCGGTCATGGATTAGAAAGTTGGGGCTATCGTTTAGATTACATCAAAGGCGATTATGGTAAACAGGAAGATGCTTGGGATTTCTATTCTCCTGAGATGCTAGACTATTGTGAAAGGGATGTTCTTTTAAACTATAAAGTTTATGAGTTTTTAAAGACTGAGAGTAAGGGGTTCTAT